CATTTTCTGAGGAATATATGGAGGGAAAGTATTTTAGAAATTTAGTACGCAATAATCTGGTTGTACTGTCATTGTAAGTTCTTGAGCAGCGTTTTCAGTATCCCAGTTATAATCACCAAAGCTAGCTTCTGTAATTAAAGCACCTTTAACGATCCATTCAGATACGATATCACCAACAGGTCCTAGTACGTTGAAAGTTAAATCTTTTTTATAGAAATCAGAATAACCATCTCTACCAGTTACTGATTCGTGATGTAGACGAACCCATTCCATTACAGCTTGAGCACCACTTGGAGTAACAGGATCAAATAATGTAAACTGGATTGTGTTCCAAGTAGTTTTTCCTTTTACAAAGCGTTGTACATTGATATGGTTTAAAGCTACTGTACCTTGGGTAAGTGAAACAGCTCCCATTCCTTTTACAATGTAAGAAGGAAATCCATCTATATACATTACAAACCTATTCTGTTGCTTAGGTTCAAAAGCTGTGTAAAAAATCTCGTTGCTATTTAATACTGCCATTTTGCGTAATTATTTTATTATAAATATTCTATTTTTAATTCTTTATGACGGGAATGTAGCTCCAGTTGGTAATACATTGAAATCTAATAGAATAAATTCAGCTGTTTTAGTTGGTTGTAAATAAATCTGACCAACTAGCTCATTTCTATCTACTACATCAGCGGTATTATTAGTTTCATCCATTACTACTTTGAAAGCGTATAATCCTTGTCTTTGTTGGATACTTTCTAAGTATGGGTTAACTTGAGTTAAGAAGCTATTTCTTGTAGCAATTGAATTTTGTTCAAATACTAAATTATCTGCAACTTGAGAAATATAGCTCTTAAGTTCAATCAACAATCTTCTTACATTCACACGATCTAGTGCACTTGAACGTTTCTGTAATGTTTTCTGACCAAATACTACAACTCCACTTCCTGGGAATGTAGCGATTGGGTTAACATTTGCAGTGTACAAGCTATCTCTGTTTCCAGAAGTTAATTTTCTTTCAGCTTTAATTACATTTCCTAAAGCACCTCTAGTTAAACCAGCAGGAGCAAACCATGCATCACTTGAAGCATCTGTAAAGGCATACACTCCAGGAATCATAGTTGAAGCAGGTACCCAAACTGTTTGACCAGCACCATTTAGAATTTGTAGCCATGGCCAATATGTAGCTCCATAGCTTGAATCAAATGAAGTAGCTTTAGTAGTAATTGTACTTACTGTTTTATTATACCCATCTAAATCAATAACAGCAATGCAATCTTGACGCGTATCTGCTAATGATACTAATGAGCTTACTTGTGTTCCATGGTCTGTGGCGTTCAAACCAGGAGCAGTAATTAAATTAAATCGATAATCGTCTTTATTTGCTAATAAGGAGATTGATTCAGCATAATCTGCAGCTCCAATTCCTTGAATATTACCAGCATCTATATTTTCATTAAATAAAGCTGATCCACTAAATAAAGATCCTGAACCATTTCCGAATGCTCCTGTTCCATTAGCAGGAATAGATCCTGTATATGTTTCTTTTGCTTCACCATTATTATCAAAATAATCAGGAGTGGCTTGTGTTACACTACTAACATATACATACTTGCTTTTATTTACGTAATTACCGTGAGATTTTACATAATAATCAGTACCATCACTATCTACACTATAGTAAGTATCTCCAATTACTCTAGCAATATAGTTATTGGCTTTAGGATCTAAAGATACATTTTGGAATGTTTCTAATATATTCTTTTGTTTTGAACTGTCATCTCCTCTACGGATTAAAACACTAAATGTTCCACTAGCAGAGTTTGATCCTTGAATTTCCCAACGAACATTATCTTTAGTACCATTAGTTAGGGTAGCATTAGAGCCTGTAGATCCTGAACTATTCATTATTGTACCTTCAGATATAGTAGTTAATGTGAAAGAAGCTGAGGTGTTTGCACCTGCTACTTCAGCTTCAGCTCCTGTCCAGCTACCACTTTGTACTCGAGTAACTAGTAATGAAGTTCCACCTTGAGAAAAGTAATTTCTAGCAGAGGTTGCAGTTAAATATTCATATTGTTGTGAACCACTAGTAACTGTATCTCCAAAAACAGCTTGATATTCACTGAAGGAGCTAACTAGGGTTGGGATGCCTACAGGTCCTTTAATTGCAGGACCGATAATAGCGGCACCTGCTTGAATAGGTTGTCCTTGGATAAATGATTGGTCAGTTTCTCGGGCTAATACACCAGGAGATAATAGAGTTTCTGC